TTAAAATGAGTATTGTAACAGCAGAAGCCTGTACTGTAGAGTCAGACCACAGACAAATACCCTGTGTAATGCTTATTGGTCGGGGAGAAGACCTTAAGCGATTGAAACGCAGAGTACCATTCTATCCTTACTTTTACCTTCTTGAAGAGGACTACAAGGCTCTTAAAGCAGCTAAGTTCTTCGATCAGATGCACGTTGTTGCAGTAGAGGGTAGCCCAACAAGAAGCATAATGAAACGCTTACTCACCAAGATTACCGTTGAGGACGGTGGTAGAATAGGCGATAGTATTCACATGGTTAACAAAGCCAGCAAGCAGAAAACCCTCGGGTTCAATGCTCTGGACGATAGAACGATCTTCACTTATGAAGCAGACCTTGGCAAGAGCGATCTCTTACCTTTACGCTGGATGGTTGACAACGAGATTAAATGCGGGGTAGAGATCACAGGGAACACCTATAAGCCTATTGATTTTAGTGTTGCTCTACGCAAGTGGTATCTCGACTTTGAAGCCTACACGCTCAGAGAATACACCAGCGGAATGAATCAAGAGGACTACTTGATAATGGTCAGTGTATATGATAGTTACAATCAGACCATGTACACTTACTACGTTATTAATGAGCATTGGAAGCCTTCCTTGCAGCTACAGGCTCAGGCTAAGGCAGACATCTTCCTTTCTAAATCACAATGTCCCAAACATGTGATAAAGTCATTTAAATCAGAAAGTCAATTCCTCGATGCTCTCATGGACCTAAAGGTTGAATTAGACCCAGACGTTATGATTGCTTGGAACTTAAACAGATACGACATCGAGAAGTGGAAGCAACGGGTAGATGCTAACGGTAAGAAGTGCTTACACCTTTTCAGAGACATCTCACCGATGCTAAGTGTTCTGTGGCATAGCCGACCACACAGGGTTAAGGGGATGGTACTGTTCGATCTAATGGTTGCATTCAAGCAATTTACAGACGCCGAGTTAGATGCTTACTCCTTAGGATTTGTTACCGAGAAGGAACACTTAGGAGTAGAGAAGATACCATTCACAGGGTCTTCGGGTAACACATGGGATAACTACCCAGAGACTATGTTCAGGCGTAATGTAGCAGACGTTCTTATTATGAAAGCTCTCGATGATAAGTACGGTCTGGTTGAAACTTACGATGAGTCCCGTAAGGAATTTGGCTGCCTTTGGCATGAGTCATTCGTTAGGAACAGAGTAATAGACTCCGCACTCCTACGCATGACTCATGGCAAAGTAGTTCTCGGGACACCAAGATACGGTCAGGATACAGGCGAGAAGCTCAAGGGCGCAATCGTTATAGAGCCTAAGCTCGGGGATAACTATTGGATAGCGGGATTAGACCTTTCAAGAGACTACCCGAGTATCATTAAAGGATTCAACATTAGCCCAGAGACTTACAGGGAGACAGAACCCAAAGCTCCACACTACACACTTCATTACTCTTGGAAGGATGCTAATGGTGTAACTAAGGATTTTACAGCTTACTTCCTTAAGCAACCAACAGGGTTACTTCCACAGTTAATTCTAACATTCGATGCTATGCGAACACGATACCAAAAGGAGATGTCTAAGGCAATAGCGAATCACGAACCAGAGAGTGTTATTAAGAAGTGGGAGCGCCGACAGTACAACATTAAGAAGACCACAAACGCAATTTACGGAGTAATGGACTTTGCGGGCTTCCGACTAATGAGGAAAGAATGTACTCAGGCAGTAGCAATCTTAGGCAGAATAACGATTGAAGAAATGGTGCGATACTTAGACACTATAAAATATTCTCTTCTCTATGGAGATACTGATTCGACCTTCGTGCAGCTACACAGTAGTACACCAGAGGAATGCCTCAAGGAAGCTCAGGAGCTACAGAAGAATGTTAACGATCACCTTACAGCATTCTTTCTTGAGAAGTACGGGGCTACTGCACACGCAGAGTTAGGACTCAAAGCGGTCTACAAGAAGGTTAGGTTCCTTGCTAAGAAACTCTACGCTGGTAAGGTACTCTGGGATGAGAAGAAGAGTTGGATAGCAAACGATAGTGACGATAGCTACGATATTAAAGGAGTATCAAGTGTTCGAAGTGATGCCAGCGCCCTTGAGAAGATAGCAGTCAAGGAAGTTCTAAAGATGAGCCTCGATGATAAAGAAGACCAGATCGAAGCTTACAAAGTAGAACTACTAAAGGACTTTGACGCCCGAGCATACGGTCCAATGGATATAGCTTACCCAATGCAACTCAAGGATAGAATGTGGAACGACCCAAAGAAAGGGTGGTGTACTGATGCTGCTGGGTTAGACAAGAACGGGAGACTAAGCTTTCCAAGTCACGCTCGCTCAGCGATCTACGATAACATGTTCCTTAACACAGACTTCACCGAGGGTGACAAGCCAAGGCGATTACCGATCAAGTTCCTCAAAGTATCCAAAGTATCCAAGACACAGACAACGCTTTTCGGTCAGAAGTTACCACAACCAAAGTACCCGAGTGAATGGATTTACAGGGGAAGGACTAACGGTATCAAGGCAGATGTAGTAATCCCTGTCAAGGACATCTCTATAGTAGAAGACTTTAGAATACCAGATTACTTCCTTGATCTAATAGATTGGGACCGCATTAGGAAACGGTTAGTCAATAAGCTTAATAAGCTAAGTGACCCTTCTATAGAAGTGAGAGATGAAGAAGATTGCCAACTTGTAAATGTGGAAGAGAACTCTTCGGTCCAATAACCCAATGTATAGAGTGTCAGGTCTGTTTCTATAGTGGGACTTGTCCTTATGTTGGTAAAGATTGTACCAAAGCAAAACAGGCTACATGCGAAATCTTAGAGGAATAAGCATGAAGGTCTGTGATGGTCACAGGAAGACAGCGGGGTTTCCACTCAGACAGTTAGAGATAGTACCTATTGAACAATGCGAACTCTGTAGAATGAGCGCATACTTCAACAGCGAGAATCCCGCTAACAAGTCTCCACAAGAAGTAGCTCTTATGCGGAGAAAGTACGAATTAGATCAGAAAGCAGCGGGTACGTTTGTCGGTAAGGACCTTGTTTACGAAGGGGAACTTGCTGGTAAAGTGATAGACGCTGTAATAGAAAACAAGGGAAAGCACAGAAAACGGAGAAAACACCGATGAAGATGGCTTTTGATATTGACGGTGTAGCAGTAAACCAAGACCTTGTAGCTCTACGAGAAATAGACCTTTGCAGTGACCCAGAGAAACGAAAGGCATTGAACGACTGTTACTACATTAACCGATTGAATCAGATCAACCTTTACGATTACCTGAGTGCGGGGGACGAGCTTTACTTAATTACAGGTAGAAACTTAGAGTTTGCAGCGATCACTAAGAAATGGCAAGAGAAGTATTATCCTAACGCACATCTCATAATGACTAACCATTCAATGCCTACCCCAGATACTAACATGCAGGATTGGCTTGTTGAGCTAGCAAAGGTTAAGGCTAAGGTACTCAACAACTTGGGGATAGATGTCTACTTCGAGGATACTCCCGAAGTGGTAGAGGTTCTACGGAATCTCTGTAAAAACACCAAAGTTATTCAATACGGGAGCAGATTCTAAATGAGTAGGATTCGAAAGAGCTTACTTCATATCGAGTCTAATAACGAGTTGGGCTACGCTATTTCTTTTGGTAAAGTTGGTGTTCCATCTATGATAGATTGTTACATAAGAAGCTATTGTAGGGCTTGGTGCGAGAATAGATGCAACGCTGAGTTAATAGCTGAGCCAAGAGAAATACCATTCTGTTATCGTCCTGTAAGCGGTGGTCCCGTATCTCCATTAACCCTCAAAGTTTCCCCGTTCTTTAATAGAGGGTACATCGGAAGTAACAGTTTAGATTGGGGAGACTTCAAGAATATTAAGTACATATACAGAGGAAGGTACAAGACTAAGATAAGGCAATTCAAGTCAGGGGCTAACAGGGATAGTGATAAAGGGAAACTCGATTACGAAGGATTCTATTCTCCATTGGTGAAGAAACGGTTCGCTGAATACATGAACGCTAATAGGAAACTAAAGGACGGTACGACCCGAGACTCTGATAATTGGCAGAAGGGGATACCAAAAGACGCTTACATTAAGAGTCTTAACAGACACTTTGAAGACCTTCACTTAGCTCACCGAGGATACCCAGACGAGGCTCGGGAGAACATTGAAGACGCCCTTTGCGCTATTATCTTTAACGCTCAAGGCTACCTATTAGAGATACTTAAAGAGAAGAGGATACGAAAAGACCCGACTCATATTATACACACTTTTATTGATGGTGTATGTGCATGTGGACTGAGACAGAAGCAGCAATAGCTTTAGTAGTGATCACCCTCTGTTACGGTATAATTCTCTACCATATTTGGAGAGAGACAAAGACAGTTAGACCTTAACACTTATATAACCAGAACAGCTAAGAATGATTTGAGGGTAGCACGGGAAGCAGTTGTTTTTACAACCTTTCTCTCTCTCAGACCTTTGTGCTATCCCGACTACCCGAAGGATAATCAAATGAAGAAGCAAACAAGTCTCTTGGATTACGGGTTTCCCGCAGTCCATATAGTCAGGTGGCACAAGAATGAAACTCCTACCGAAAGTCAGATGGGTGCTGTTCCAAGATGATAGAGTTAGAGGACAATTCTTTCACTGTGATTGTGGATGCAAGAACATACAACTCGATGTAATTAATCAAGAGTGTAATAAGCAAAGATTCCTAAGCACTTGCCATGAGACTATACACTTCTTCTTCGATCTGCTCCCAAGGAAACTTAGTGATTTATTAGACTTCTTCTTGGATATAACTTGGGGTAATCAGGCAGACGTTCTCATTACCAAAGAGGGTGATCTGGGCGATGTCATTCTCTACGAATGGTAGCTATTGTATATTGTATTGATTCACTTACTGCAATATAGATTCACCAATAGCAATACCCATAATGCTTTTTATATTAAACGACCTTTCTTAGATTATAATACCCTCTGAGGGTAGAAGTATTAAGTCCTTAGCCGATCTGGTTAGGGCAACAACAACTAAGAAGGATACAAACATGCAATACAAAAAAAGGCTTTTTGAAGCTGTAATGCAAGACCCCGTTTACAAAGATAACGGTGTAGGTCCGTTCATGAAACAGACCGAACATCAGTATCACCTATTCGTAGAACGATGGGTTGATAACTTCAAAGCGATGGGGCTTGAAGGCTACAAACAATGGCAGAAAGAGAATCTCACAGAAGGTGAGATTGAAATGGGCGCTCTAAGGGGTCAAACCGTTGGAGATGCCTCAGGCGCAACCGCTGGATTGCAAGTCTATGCTACCCTTGAAATATTCAACGCTGTTATTCGTGGATTCACAAGATACATGGATGACTCATTCGTTAAAAAGTACACGACTGAAAACGTAGTGTTCAAAGTACCGAAGACTGAATATCAAGAGTTGGCAGGGAACATTTCAAGCGGACAACTACCACACTCCGAAAAGCTGATTGATTACGCAACTGTAGACCTCTCTACTCCCGAATCAGAGAAAGGTGCAAAGGTCACATGGACCAGAGCATTACTCGAAGATGTTACCTTTGACGTTCAGGCAGAAATGGCTGAGGGTCTGGGTCACGCAATTGCCTACTTAATGATGAAAGACATCTTAACAGGCAGTCACGGATTGGCGAGTGTTCCAGCAGCGCAAACAGGCAGCTACGCAAACGATACTCTCGGTGGAACAACTTCCGACTTCCAAGAAGGAATGCCAGCACAAGAAGTCATCACTATCGGTAATCCTATTCTCTGGACTGACTTCCTAAACGTGGTCGGTGCAGTTGACCAAGGTATCGAACAGAGTGATGGCAGCTTTAAGACCTACGGTCCCCCAGACTACGTTCTGGTGTCACCCGATCTTTATTGGCAATTGCTGAACATTATACAGATGACTAACGTCCTGTACGAAGGTTCAACAGACCCAATTCAAAGAGGCGCTATTAGATTAGCGTTAGGTGCTACGATACTGAAACAATCAGTTCTTCCGAAAGGAACGATGTACGCCTTAAACAGCCAAAAGAGCATAGCTCTCGTAACAAGACGAACTTTACGCATAGAACCTGTCCTTTTCCCTGTTTGGAATGAATATGGATTCATTGGAACAGTGAGATATGGGATTACTCCCATTTTTTCAGGCGCAACTCAAAAGGGTTCAGTCTCAGG